CCAAGCCATTGAGCAGGCCAGCCCAACGACTCCAGCTACAGCCAGAACCTTCGTCTTTAAGGTTTCCAGCGCACCTAACCTATTAGCAACATCCCCGTGGAAAGCAAGTGACCTTTCGATCATAGAGTAAAGGGTCATCTGACGTTCTTCCATCCGCGCCAAACGCTCCGATACGTTGGCAACCCTATCCCTAAGATCCGAAACCTCATCAAGACTCACGACCCCTACCCTCCAAATATCTGAGTGCAACCGCAAGATGGACAACTGCATCCGTCACCTCTTCCCGATCTCGGCCTTCCTCGACAATCCGCTTGATGCTTCTGTTGACAGAGAGGAGATGCTTTACCTTGCCAATGTACTTCGTCTCCTTGACCATGTTGTTGTTCTCCACGGCAAACTTTAACGCCTCCTTGAAACAGGCGTATTCCTGCCCCGTCATTAAGAAACGCAAACTCAAATTGGTCAGCCACATGGCGATGAGCTTCATTTGACATTACCAGAACTTACTGCTCCAGCATCGGACGCAGCACCCATGTCCGAATAGCGGGGTAGTACATTGCTGTCCGCTGGCTTGGGCGAGCAGGAGCAGAGCAAGAGGGCGATGAGGAGGAGGAGGGGCATTAGAGTTCTTCTTATCTTCACGGCTCAAAAAATGACAAGCCGCGCGACCAAACACCCGAAGTTGTGGCTAAAGTACCACCGCTGTTATTTATGATCGCTAATCCTAAAGTCCAAAAACCAACTCGATCTGCTACTGTTTGACCACCAGACGGCAACAGTAGTGGGCTTGCCATCGTAAGCTCAAACCGCCATGAGTTGCTTCCGTTATTGCTTTCTGGGGTGCAAGTTACTGTTTGTGTAACAGTTCCAAGCGCATTTGAAGCAACTCCAGTTCCATAAGCAATTACTCTTAAAGCAAATGTTTGAGCGACTGGGTTTGTTGTAAAAATTATAGAAGCACCGATTTTTATACTTTTAAGAAAAGAGGGAACTGTAGCCAAGCCGCTGGTAGCCTCATAAGAAAGGATATTATATGCACCAGCATTTGCTTGTGAATTGCTTCCACTAATGCTAAAAGGGACTTGAAACTTGTTTCTTGCTGGATACAAAGCCATCGCCTACTCCTTAACTAAGTTGGCAAACACTGGCAGTGCCAGCGGTGGCAAAGATGCCGCCAATCAAGCCAGTGTAGTTGAATGGGACTTCATAGTAGTCTCCAGCACTTAGTCTGACGCTGAAAGCTGAGGTGCTTGCTGTTGCTGTGCCTAAGGTTACATGGAGCGTGCCTGGTCCAGAATTGAAGATGGTGCATCCCAGCCTGCCAGTGCTTGCCGTTGCAATCGTGCCGTAGCTAGTCGAGGTGAAGTCGGTAGGTCCAGTTCCGCCAGTTGTAGCGTTGGGGATGCGCACGCCATCGGCAACGTCAGCCTGGAGGGTTGTGACTAACGCCTCAAGCTCTGTTAGGTTGGCGTTAATCGATAAGCCAGTTCCGCCAGAAAGCGGTCCTAAACTCTCAATAATCGTGTTCCATTGGCGGCCCATATATTTGTCCTTTTTAGTTTATCACGCTAGGTGTGGTTCATCAAGCGGCGGTGATGGTGAGTGGGCTTGAAAATACTGTTATATTTAAATCCCTATCGTACATATAATAACTTGATTGCGGAATAAATGAGGCGTTTGTGCTGTCATTTCTAAATGCGTAATTATAGAATGGAGCTACAACACCCATTCCCCAATTCAAGTTCCCATCATCATAAAGAAGGTCGGCAAGCGACCAGTAGTTTCTTGAGCCTAATGAACCAAATGCGTCAGTTTCTAGTGAAACATTCGGAGGCACAAGAACTTTTTTCAAACTAGATACATAACATACTCCGCCACTAGAGCGAACTGTGTAGCCATCGGATGAAGTAAAATCTTCCAAGTAATTTTTCTTTGTATAGGTTGCATTGAAATCTCCATAGGGGGCGGCAACGCTTGCAACAATTACACTTGCCGTACTCGCCACAGGAATCCCGCTGGGCGCGGCTCCGCCACCAAAGGGAAGTTTTCTTCCGTTGTTTAATCCAACGTTAAGACTTAGCGAAGGCATAAAATAACAATGCAATCAATCGCCAAGGGATAGAACCTTTGGCGATGTGATTACTTCAATCATTAACCAGCTATGTAGCCGATCACCTTGCCAGTTCCAGCCGTGTAGCTGTCAAACTCGCCATAGATGATGTTGCCAGAGCCAATCGTAACGCCTGTCAGAGTGCCATCATATTTACCGCTGATTGCGCTAAACGTGGTATCTGAAAGCATTTGGATTGCCCAATAGCCAGGTGCTGCCGTTCCAGTGCTTCCTACGGAAAATCCGTATTGGGCTTGGAACTTATCTAATGCGCGGGACATTAGCTATGCAGGGCAATCCGATAGGATGTGCCGTTAAGAGTCACGTTCAAGGACGCAGGGGCTGTTGCAACGGTGTTAACCGTGCCACCGCTGGAGCTGACCGTAAACTCAATTACGTTCTCGAAGGGCGTGCTGACAATTCTGACAGCCTTATTCTTCGCCTTTAATGGACTGCGAATAAACTCATTGCTCATATTTTTTTTCTCCTTAGCGTTTCACGTTTGATGCTATCTGGCGTGAAATTGCTTTTGAATCTACTGCCAAGCTTTTGTTCCTGGCGATAGTACCCCTTCATTAAGTTTGTTTGATTGACTCCCAGCGGGTTGTCGAGGGGTTCGCCAACCCCCACTAGGCTCAATCTTTGCGGGACGGTGAATCGTTTAAGGTAACGAGGGACAGAATCCCTTTCGGCCACAGCCTTTTCCAGTTCGACAACTTTCCCATTTCTGGAGTCCTCGTACTGGTAAACAGGCATTAGCTATAGTTTTCCTTGTCCGACTCCTCGGCCATCTTCATCATACGGTCTTCTTCGGACTCTTCGGGTACAGCAGATTCTTCTTCAGATGCTTCAGCCATAGCGTTGTTTACACGCACCATGGCCACACCACCTTCGATTTTCTCCACTACACCTTCCAGTTCCACCATGTCTCCAGCTTCGGGTGTGGCGTTTTCTTCGCCTTCACCTAGCTCGAACATAGAGATCGGCAATTTAACCAATCCTTCTTTCATAGACTTCTCCTTGGTGGAAGTGGCTGGGGAGGTTTTACCCTCCCCAGCTTTCCGAGGACCCATACCAATGACTAGCATGGTTCCCATTTGATTATTAGCTGTAGTTGGACTTCGACACGATGACTCGGAAGAACCGAGGATCGAGTTGCTTGGCAGCGTAGAACGTCTTGAAGGACGCGATTACACGCTGTCCGTAAGGATCGCTCTTATCAGCAGCGTCAAGGATCGTGACCTTCGGGGCGAAGGGCGAGCCAGAGGCGGCCAATGAGGACAAGCTAGGAACTCCGAACGCACCACCACCGAGCAACACGTTGGCATAACCAGTGTTGACACCAGTTGTTCCAACGCTGTTTTCAGCGATGCCAGAGGCGGACGTATTGAAGGTCTGAACGTTGGTTGAGCTTATGACGCTGACGCCAAAAAGTTTTCCAATTTCTCCCTTAAAAATGGCTTCAGGATTCGAGTAGCTCGAAACCTTCAGCCAATCATCATCCTGCTGTAGATCCCGAATCACGGCAGGGTGCGCTACGAGAGCGTATCCGTCCTTGATTTTAGGAGCGCGAGCGATGAACAACGAAGTCGCACCATCGAGCAAGTCGGTGGCGGTCATTGCGCTGTTAGCAACTGACGAGGTAGCCCAGGTCGTGCCGTTAGTCGTGTTCTGAGCATAACGGTTGTACGATTTAACTGCTACGCCAGTACCAGTGCTGGTCGAGGAGTCCTGCACCAACGCGCGGTGACAGAGTGTGTCAGCGTGGAGGGCGGCATCTTCGCCGAGTTGTTTGGTGGCTTGGGCGAGGTGGGAAAATAGCTCTGTAGCTAAAACCACATCGGTCAAAATAATTTTTGATCCGTACTGCACCAAGGTTGCTTCAACCGAGGACAACGTGAGATCACGCTCGTCACCAGAAGAAGGAGTCGTTCCTTCCGACAAGGCGGAGATCGCAGAGATGCTGGGATCACCGAAGCGGAAGAACCGAATCGTTTTGTTTCCACCCGTTTTGGTCGGGTAGGGGGTTTTCATTGCGAATTGCTCCATCTGAAGCAATGGGATTGCGCGTTCGAGCAAAGCCTTCGAGAAGAAGGCTTGGAACTGCGCGCTGACTGAACCAGTAGTTACCATATAATTAAGTATCCTTGTTTGTTATGACTACTCAACTTCTGTCAGCTTCGCTTGCCATTTTCATCAATTCACGTTCTTGCTCGTCTAGCGAGAGTTCGTGAAAAGCTTTAGTCTTGGCAGGACCAGTTGGCTGTCCAGACGCTGGGGTAGTCGCTTTTCTGAGTTGAGCCAATTCTGACTCATACTCTGCAACTTTCTTTTTCAAATCGGAGGCGGTTTCCGCTTGGAGCTTCACCTTTGCTATTCCCACCGCATCCTTGATCCCCGCTGGGTAGTTACGCAGGATGGCGTGGTTTTGTAGCATTTCCGAGACAGCCTTGTAGAGGGTGCTGTTGGAGTCTTTAAGATCGGGGTTGGCCTCGACCTCTTCGAGCAAGTTTTTATCCCAAGATGATTTTAGTTCAGCTTGAGTTTTCTGCTCGATCTCCTTGCGGTCCTCGACTTCAATATCGCTGGCTTTGGTTTCAGCGAGTTTTGCAAGATCATCGCGGCCTTCATCACGGTAGCTCTTTGCTGCTTCCCGATAATCTTCCGCGCTAAACTTGCGACTGCTTTGCTTTGTTTCGCCTTGAGTAGTTTCTGAAGTCTGCCTTTGAACCTTGGCCGCTTCGATTTGTTCTCGCTCGGTTTTGATTCTGGCTTTCTCGGCTCTGACATCTTCCCACTCCTTTTCAAGACGCGACTTAGCTTTCTCGTAACGGGTTGGCTTCTTTTCGGAAGCCGACTCCGACTTGATTTCTGAAGGTTGCGTTGTTAAAGAACTTTTATCTTCCTTGGATTTCTCCTTGGTAGACGAAACATCATCCGATGTTTCAAGTTTTGTTTTTTCGGCTTTTCCAGCAGGCGCGGGTGTCTGCTCGTTATCTCCGCTTGAACTTACCTCTGTTTTTGCTTCAACTTTCGGTTCTTCCTTAGGAACTGTTTCCAGTCCCGCATCGGCTGCCGCCGCAAGTTTCAGCATATCCAGTTCAGTAACTTCCATTGAATCTGCCATTTTGACCCTTTCTTACGCTTGTGGGTAGGGAGTCATTCTACCTCAAGGTTAGTCGGCTACTGGTTCATCCGATCCATCCCCATAGCCTGGGATGGCGGAGTTAAGTTTTTGGGATGCGAGCGATTCTAAGGTCGCTACACAACCACGGAAACCTTTAGCACGTCCACACGCGTCTGCAAGTTCCTCTGGTTTCTTCATTACCGCAGAGGCGTTTTGACGTAGGGTTAGGTTAAGCAAAATCAAACTCAGCTTCTGTCCAGTTGGGGTTGACAAGAATCCAGTCCACGCCTTCTCGTCCTCATCTTCCCACTTAGGTTCGTTTACCCATTCTTGATCCCGAATGAACGCCAGTATTGCTTTTAGTTTTCTCATAGTTTTATTGCCCAAGAATCGCCATGGAATAGGACTGCTTCCTTGTCCTTGAATACCTCAACCAATGCCTTTTGCACAGCCTTAAAACTCCAGTCATGCCCAGCCATTATCCCGCCAGCCCTAAGCTTGGGCCTCCAGCCATTTAAGTCTGCCAGCACGCCTTCGTAGCGATGATCTCCGTCTATGTAAACTAGGTCTAGCTCACCATCCTTGAAGAATTGGAGCGCGTCTAGGCTTTTACCCCTGCTGTATAGAACATTGCCAAGTGGGGTTGTGCGCTCTTGGAATGCCTCGAAAACAAACTTCATCGGGCATTGCTGGCTGGCTACATCGTTAATATCATACCCATTTAGCCAAGGATCAACCGCCATAACCTCCTTGAAATGTTTAGCAATAACCACCGTACCTTCCCCGCTGTAAGACCCAATCTCAACCGCCTTACCATTCGCACCCGCCTCATTCGCCCACTCACACAGTTTTGTTAACCCCTCCGCTTGGAAGGCATCCCGCATTACGGGTACTTTCATCAAAACGCTTTTGCGCTAGGATTATTTGCTATCGAGAACTTTCTTGGTGCTGGAGCTTGTCTTGGCTGTTGCATTCCCATTCCCATTCCAGCTACAGGCATGGCTGGTTGTGTGGGTTGCATTCCAGGTTGTAGGTTTGCAAGTCCTGCTGCGGCATTTGCAAAGCCTGCTGCGGGAGCTTGGTTCATTGTATTGCTACGCTGGATGCCTTGCTGGAGGAAGTTTTGGAATGCTTGCATTTTTTGCGGGTTCATTTGAACTGCTGGTCTTGGACCAGCAATTGTTTGTATTGGTTGAGGTGCTTGCTGTGGTTGTGCTGGCATCAATTCATTTATACCTGAAGCAACTTCATTAAATTGGTTATAAATATCTTCAGCATTCTGTCGTCCCTGCTTTGCCGCAAGTCCTGCTTGTCGAAATCCTGCTTGTGGATCTGTTAGTTCACCAAGGCCGCCAGCAACTTCATTAAATTGGCCTTGGATATTTTGGGCATTCTGATCTCTTGTTAATCTACCAAGGCCGCCAGCAACTTCATTAAATTGGTTATAAATATCTTCGGCATTCCGTTGTCCGCGTTGCGATGCGAGTCTTGCCTGTTGATCTGCCATAAAATTAGCATAATTCTTTTGCGCCATTGCAGAATCAAAATTAGGGTTACGCACTAGATCAAGCGAAGACGGCTTGGTTGTTGTGGGTAGTGGTCTGCTTGCTGGTTTGCTTGCTGGTTTGCGTGCTGGTTTGGGTTCTTGTTTTCTGGTTGCCATATTAAATTACCTGTGGTTGGGGTTGTTGTTGCATCGCTTCAGGTGGCAGTTGTTGCCCCTGCTGTTGCACTTGAGCCTTGCCTGCATCACGAAGCTGTTTCTGGATAGCGCGGGATGTGTTGGGGTCAACTTGCTCTAACGCCTGCAAGTGTTGTTGTAAATGTGCCATCAGAACTTGCATTGCGCTCTGATCGACCTGCTGTTGCCGCTGTTGAGCCGCTTGGTTAAACGCGAAGAGAACGGATATA